TCGGCTTTCTATGCGCCAGTTCGCACGACTTAACGCTGCGCTAGGTGTTGTCGGTTTCGCAGATATGGCTATCACGGTTCGGGCTGTTGATCCTGATGTTCGTGACCTGCTTTCGCAGTATCGCCGTTTCGGTATCGCCTAATGGCTGCGACAGTCTCTCAGGTCGCCACAGGGCTTGCTACACGCCTCGCTACTATCTCAGGGCTTCGCACTTCGGCATATCAGCCTGAGCAACTAAATCCACCGTTTGCGTTCCCTACATTGAATCGCATTGAGTATCACAGGGCGTTTTCTGGTGGCGATGTGGTTATGGATTGGACTGTCAATGTGATTGTCGGCAGATATGTTGATCGCAACGCTTTCGCAACGCTTGACGATTATCTTTCCTACTCGGGTGCGAAAAGTGTTCGTGCTGCGATTGAAGGCGACAAGACACTCGGTGGCGTGTGCCAAACTTTGGTGCTACCATCGGGTGCGAACATTACGAGTTTAAGTTCTGCTGACGCAGAGTTTTTACAGATACAGTTCCAAGTAACAGTTCACGGATAGGACAAACGATGGCAAACTATAAAATCATCAGCGAGAATTGCACACTCGGCGCACAAGGCTCAAACATTTCAAGCGATGATCTTGAAGGTTTGAATATCGCTGCGCTTGTTGAAGGTGGACATTTGGCTGAAGTTAATGTTAAAGTTTCCAAACAAGAACCAAAAGAAAGCGACAAATAGTTATGGCAGTTTTAGTTTTGACAGATGCTTCAATCACGATCAACAGCGTGGCGCTCGGCGACCATTCCAACACCGTGACTTTGAATTATGAAAAAGATTCGGTTGAGGTAACTGCCTTTGGAATGACAGGACACAAGTTCACTGGCGGTCTGCAAAATAACTCGCTTGACATTGAACTTATGCAAGATTTCGCAGCAGCAAATGTTGAAGCAACAATCTTTCCATTGGTTGGAACACAAACAACCGTTGTCATCAAACCAACTTCGGGTGCTGTAAGTGCCACGAACCCTTCGTACACTTTGACTGACACATATCTCGCAGCACATACACCTGTTGCTGGTGCTGTTGGCGAGTTGGCAATGACTTCATTATCATTCACTGGTGGAGTTTTAACAAAAGCAACAGCCTAATAAACAACAATTAGAAGGAGATCACAATGAAAATTGCGTTAAAAGTTGAATACCTAGACGGCACAGTTGAACCTGTAGAAGCAGTGTTCGCTGACTTCGTTGGTTTTGAAAGAACTTGGCAAAGAAGCGTTGTGCGTCTTGAAACAGAGATGCGTCTAACCGATCTCGCTTGGCTTGCTTGGTCTGCTCTCACACACAGAGGCAAAACAAAACTAAAGTTTGACCCTGACTGGATTGCAACAGTTGCCCAAGTTACACCAGCAGATGAAGGTGATTCCCCAAAAGAATAAAGTTTGGTGACGATTCAGCGCATTGGCTGATCGCTCACCTAGCGCACGAGTATCATATTGCGCCATCTTTATTGCTTGCCGAGAGCGAGGAGATGCTTGAAACAATGTTGGCGTATCAACGCTGGCTTGTTAAACAAGCGAATCGTAAGCGCAGATAGTTGTATGATGTGCGCTTATGGCGACACAAATACAGTTCTATGGGATAAGTGGAACACTGCATTATCTTAAAAACTATGAAGCAGATCTATACAAGACTTTGCGTAAAGACTTGGTGATGAAAGCACAGCCTTTAGCACAACTTGTTGGAAGCAAGTTCCCTGATGAACCTTTACGAAATTGGCACACCTCAGGTGGCAGATTACGGACTGAATCAAGACTGCCTCCATATCTTGGGGCGAAAGCACAAACAAAAGTAAAACCGAAAGCAGGCTCAGGTTCTATTCGGGGTGGTACTAGAGCAAGCGTGATTTTGCGTATTCAACAAAATGATGCTGGTGGTTCAGTTTACGATATTGCTGGTTCGGTAACTGCTGGTGCTAGAGGTGCAAGTGCTTCGGCAGGTCAAAAGTTTATTGCCAATCTTGACAAACATAAACGAATCAAATCATCGGGTGATGGTGGTCGTTCTCGTATATTGTATGGTGCGATCAAAGCAAACGAAAAAATGATAGAAGAAGATGTTTTGCAAATCATTAAACAGGTTGATGCTTATACAACTAAAGCAATTATGAGCAATCAAAAGTAAGGTATCAGTATGGCAGTTGGCGTAAATATAGTCTCTGATTTTGACTCTAAAGGCATAAAAAAAGCAATCAGCGATTTCCAAAAACTTGAAGGTGCAGGTAATAAAGCAACTTTTGGTTTACGCACTTTTGACAAGGCTGTAACTAACGGCGTAAAAAATCTTGCAAAGTTCGGTGCTGTTGCTGCTGTCGCTGCTGGCGTTATTGGCAAACAACTTATTGACGCTGCTTCCGATCTTGAAGAATCACAATCAAAAGTTAATGTTGTTTTCGGTGAATCTGCAAAAGCAGTAACTGATTTTGCTTCAACTGCTGCTACTTCAATGGGTATTTCTAAGCAGGCTGCGTTAGAAGCAACAGGTACATATGGGAACTTGTTGCAAGCATTCGGTGTTGCTCAACCGCAAGCAGTTGAAATGTCCACCACTCTTGTTCAGTTGGCTGGAGATCTTGCTTCGTTCAATAACACAAGTGTTGATGACGCTATTCAAGCGTTACGATCAGGATTGTCAGGTGAAACAGAACCATTAAAACGGTTCGGTGTAGCGATTAACGATGTTCGCTTAAAGCAAGAAGCGTTAAATCTTGGTCTATATAACGGCAAAGGCAATCTAGACATCAACGCCAAAACGCAGGCTGCATATGCGCTGATTCTCAAAGATACAAGTTTGGCTCAAGGCGACTATGCGAGAACTGCTGATGGCGTAGCGAATACACAAAAAACTTTGAAAGCACAATTTGATGATCTTAAAGCAACACTTGGTACGGCATTAATTCCTGTTTATAAAACTTTGTTAGGTGTAGTTCAAAACTCAATTATGCCTGTGATGACAGAGTTTGCTGAAATAGTTGGCAAAGAAGGTATCGGTGCAGGCTTACAATTTCTTGGTGGAAAGTTCTTAGATGTTATTGAGAATGGTGGCAAGTTTACAAACATTATTCTTGGTCTAGTCGCAGCGTTTACGGCTCTGCGTCTTATCTCTATTGCTGCCACGATCTCACAAACTCTTTTCAACACTGCTTTATTGGCTAATCCGATAGGCATTGTTGTTGCTGGTGTTATCGCTTTAGGTGTCGCTGTTGTTGCTGCATACCTTAAGTTTGAGGGCTTTCGTAAAGTTGTTCACTCTGTAATCAATTTTGCTATTTCAATAGTTGAGGAGTTTGTTAATTATTTTATAAATGTCCGAAATAAGTTTGTTACTGCTATCAACATAATGATTAAAGCAGCAAACTTATTTGGTGCTGGATTAACTGAACTTTCGTACACAAGTGAAGTTGAGTTTGGGCGTATAAGCACATCAGCAAATAAAACAGGTAAAGAAGTATCTAAATTGTTAGGTCAGATTCAAGCCGTGAAAAATGCTGAGCGTAAAGGCACTGCACCAGTATTTACAGCACCATCGTTCACTCCACCTACAGGCGGTGGTGTTGGTGGTGGTAGTGGTGAATCGGCTATTGAGAAAGCCAAGAAAGCATTAGAGAAATACACTGACGCAATCAAAGGTGTGACGCAGGCTCAGCGTTCGTTGCGTGACGCAAACAAGAGCGTAGATGAATCAAACAAGAGTCTGTTAGAAAAGACAAAAGCCTTAACAGAAGCACAAAAGCGTTTCAATTTAATCACTAAAGGTTATGGCAAAGAATCTAAAGAAGCCAAAGATGCCGAGAAAGAAAGATCAAAGGCTGAGCGTTCTGCCGAGCGTGCGAAGTATGCGCTGGAAGAAGCAATCTTTGCTGTTAAAGAAGCAGAAAAAGAACTTGTTGAGGTTCGTAAAGACCCGAAAGCAACTCCGCAACTTATTCGTGAAGCCGAGATTAGGTTGGCGCAAGCGAAGTTGTCTGTTGCTGACGCTACCGATTCTCAGCGTGATTCTGTTGAGGCTTTGACTGCTGCTCAAGAAAAACTTGACGAGGTTGTTAATGGTGCGAAAGAAGGCAGTGATGCCTATAAAGATGCGTTGAAAGAATTGCTTGATGCTGAAAAAGCGCAGCGTGATGCTATTGACGCACGAACAGAAGCGTATGAAAAGCAGGCTGACGCTGTAAAGAAATTGGCTGAGGCTGAACAAGATCGCCGTGATGCTGCTAAAGGTGTTTCTAAATCTGATCGTGCTGCTGCTGACGCTGCTGAGGCTGCTACAACTACTGTTGTTATTCCTCCTTTAACTGAAGTTGTTGAAAAAGTCGCTGAAGTAGTCACTTCTTTGCCAAGTATTGCTGATGTTGTTGCTGCTTTGCCAACTGTTACAAGCCCGATTACACAAGAGCAGATAGATCAGATTGGTGCTATTGGTCGTGGCGATTTCTCTGGCATTGACTTCGGTAATCAGATTATTCGTGTTCCTTCGCTTGAAGAATTGTTGGGTGGCGGTATCGGAACATTTATGGCTGATGGCGGTATTGTGACCCGTGCGACAAGCATTATCGCTGGTGAGGCAGGCGCAGAAGCAATTATTCCGTTAGATCGTATGGGTTCGTTCGGTAGCACCTACAACATTCAAGTCACAGCAGGTATGGGTGCTGACGGTAAAGATATCGGCACACAGATCGTTAATGCTTTGAAGCGTTATGAGCGAACGAATGGTGCTTTGCCTTTGACGGTGGCATAGATGGCTACCACTCTCGCTTCAGGTGAGCAGATAAGTGTTCTTGCTGAAGTAGGTTTCATCACAAACTTTTTTGTGCTTGACGATATTGATGCAGGCGTTTTAGATAACACACAGTATGTGCTTGACGGAAACCTTGAGCCTGTGGATATCACCGAATACTGTCAAGAGGTTTCTATTACTCGTGGCAGACAAGATCAGTTCGCACAATTTAACGCAGGTCAATGCGCTATCAAATTAGTGAATAACGATAGACGCTTTGACCCGATTAACGAAGATTCACCTTATTGGGATAGTGCTGCTGGGCGTTCTGGTGTTGTGCCACGCCGAAAAGTGACAGTCATTTCAGGCGCAAACTATTTGTTCACAGGTCGTATCACCGATATAGATGTTGTTTATGACTACAACTTGAGTACGGTTACGATCACAGCAGCAGACGATTTCGTGTTGTTAGCGAACACGGTTGTTGAGGCAGACACTACGCCTTCGGTTGAGTTGTCGGGTGCACGAGTTAATTA